CTGTTGGCTGTCCGGGTTTTCCAATAGCACGATACATTTGACCTAAACGGTCATCCAAATCGGCACGCGCTTTAAGCATTTGGAAACGCTTAAGCAGATTTTCTGGAGTATTTTGAATAGAGCCAGATACTTGACTGAACATCTTGGTTTCGTAGTCACTGATTGAACCTTGGCCTTTTGCCAGTTTACGAGCGTCCACAGCATTACGAACCAAAATGGTTTTGAGTTCATCGCGGTCGTTAATATCTTTTTGTGTATTACCGGGCATCGCTTGGAACAATGCTTGATCCAGTCCTTGCATAGCAACAGGGCCGGCACCGGATTCAGCAATTTGTGCCAACGCTGGCAATACGCCGGGTTTTTGCAATACACCAACAATCTTAGGATTGTTTGCCACAATATCTGCACCGCGAGTAAACATGTCTCTACGGTCAGCAACGTTAATTGGTTTGATACTATCTTCAAATTCCAAACGTTGGTCGTTAAGCGATTTTGCTGCGCCTTCTGCAATACTCTTTTGGTACGTCTCTTGTGCTGCAGCACCTGATTTCATTTCTGAAGTAATTGGCGCATTTAAGTTAACTTGTGCAGGAGCTGGGAATGTTGAAGGGTGCGCTGGAGCAGGAGGAATTGCTGGCAACTGAGCCTGTGTTGTTGCAGCAGCAGGGGCAGTTGTTGGAGCAACAGCGGGAGCAGCAGTTGGAACAGTAGCTGGGGTTGTTGGAACAGTAGCTGGGGTTGTTGCCGCAGGAGCAACATTAGTTGCCGCAGGAGCAACATTAGTTGCCGCAGGAGCAACATTAGTTGCCGGTGCAATAGTTACATGAGGCAAGAACTTAGCAGAGTTTTGCTGACCAGCCTCACCAATAATCTTAGCGCGAGTTACAGCTGCATTAGCTTGTGGTGTATTTGGAATGGTGCCATCTGCATTTAATTTAACACCGGCTTTATCCAATTCAGACTTCACTAAATCAACGTGCATCTTATACTGTGGGTCAGCACCTTTAGCTGCATCACCAGTAATCCATGTACCAATCAGATTTTCTGGAGTAACTTTGGTGTTCGCCATAGGGCCTTGGTTAGACAAATAAGTACCAACCAAACGTTGGGTATCCGCTACGCCAGCTTGTGGCGTATCGTATGTTTTAAATCCGCCGTTTTGTTTAATCCCCGTTGGATTATTAACATCCGCAGCAACGCCATGATATCCACCACCAGTTACTGGAGGTTTGGCATCAGGTGTCGCGTCTTCTTTAGCCGCTTTTAATTCAGCTTGGCCTTTTGGTGTTGGCTTAAATGTTCCGTTAACGACATCGTTAACTGACACATAACCAATCTTACCGCCACCCAAATCGACTTCAATGGTTTTACCATAAAAGTCTTTGCTTAATGCAGCAGTACGATTGATTTTAGAAATCTCTTGTAGGTGGTTATCCAATAACTTATCACCGGCATCTTCTTGACCGTTGGCGTATAAATAATTTACACGATTTAATACATCGCGGTTGTAACCCCCAGATGTTGGACCCGCGCCGCCAGTACCACCGCTACCCGCAGAACCCGCTTCACCACCAGCTAAATTATTCAACGTGATTAACATATTGGCACGACGTGTTTGTTGCAATTGTTGTGCTGTTTTAGCTTGTGATAATTGTGCTTTCATGCCAAAGAGTTCAGCATCTTGGCGATCTTTTTCAATGGCGCGGTTTTGTAGTGCTTCAGCAGGACCAGCAACACCACCAGACCACCATGCTGTTGCATCGCGTAAACCTTCTAAAAAGCTATTCTTTTGTTTCTCTTTTTCGTTGATCAATTGCTGCATATTTTTCAGCAATTCAGGATCATAGCCAGTTGGACCAATTGGTTGACCTAATGAATAGGCGCCTTTAGTTGGAACACCTTTAGTTAAAGTAACATCCCCCAACCCCGATTTAGGGGTGTAAGATGCAGTATCCATGCTATCTGTTTTTACTGAATCGGTTGGAACACTATTTAAGCCTGCTTCTGCCATGATCTATCCTTATTCCATCGTTCCGGTAGAAACCAAATTACCACTGGAATCATATGTGTTAGAACCTGTATTTGCTCCAGAATAAATTTGGTCTGGAGTTAAACTACTTGAAGAGCTAGAAGAACTACTACCACTACTTGGTAACCAATTGTAAATAGATTGCAATAAACCGGGGTTAGTTACTTGTTGACCTTGGGCGTTGGTTGTTGTGCCGCCAAACAATTGACCTAACACACCACCACTACCGCTTGAACCACCCAACAATGATACCAAACCAGCGACCTGATTGATTGGTGATACATTCGTTGTATTAGATACTGTTTGTGGTGCTTGAACGCCAGCAAGAATGTTGCCCAAATTAGCTGCGTTAACATATGGGGAAGATTGCTGATACTGGCCGGTAGTAAGCAAGTTATTAATATCTTGCTGCGCCACGTTACCAGCTTGTGCGCCGGCTTGAACGCCGGTTGCTTGGTTTTGCAACGCAGCATTCATTTGCTGGGCAGCTAACTGAGCTTGTGCGTTGGTTAATGCGCTAACATCCGCTGTTTGACCACGCAAGCTACCAAAGTTGCCAGAACCAATGTTCTGCGATTCTTGTTGTGCTTGGATGGTTGGAGCTAACTGTTGAAGCTGTTGGTTTTGAGCTTGGAACAAGCCGCCTAATGCAGTTGATGTGTTCGGTGTTACTTGACCAGTTGGGCTAACATTCCATGGACTAGCTGCGCCGCTAGCGATGTTTTGCAGTGTTCCGCCAGCTGTAGTAAACGCATTAGTTGGGCCGGATAACGCGTTAACAGCGTTTTGCGCAACGGTTGAACCGGGAGCTGGAGCAGCAGTATTGGCCGCTTGTGCTTGGCTAACCACGTTTTGTTGCGCGGTATCATACCATGAGGGCAGCGTTGTTTGTTGAACGCCAGTGTTTGAAATAAGACTACTTAATCCTGTGCCTGCCATATTATGCCTTCACCTTACGTTTTGCATCTGTTAAATAAGCTAATGGGCCTTTTGAATCTGGTGGCAAATGTTTTGCATCAGCAGCCCGTTTATGTTTTCTAATTGTTTTTAAAAATTCTGCCAGTGTCTTTGCACCAGCATCATTATCACCATTACCTAAAGATGATACCACATCAGCTGGTATAACAAACTCACCCGAAGCTAACATGGCGGGGACAGAGTCACTGGTACCATCGCCATCGCCTTTTACATAAGCGTGTTGTAATCCACCTTCTGAATAGAATTGTGGATGGTGGCCCTCTGGCATATTGCTAGTGCTACCACCTTGATTCATACCAATTAACTTGTTACCTAAATCGCCAACCATACTTGTTTTGCCGGGGGTTCCGTATAATTGTACTACATGGCCGCGAGTAAAACTTGGCGACATGTGCGGATAACCAGTTTGGGTATAGCTGTATGTTGGTGAAGGAACGCTTTGGCCTTCAGCAAATTTTAATACAGGGGCTTGCTCTTGATTAGATTGTAGTACAGCGCCGCTATACTGAGTTGGAGATATCTGATTGGCGCCCTCAGTAATATTAGGCATGCCTTCTAAAGCAATTTGTTTAGCTGTTGTTTGGCCGGGAGTTAGGGTTTGCAAACCACTGGCAGTTCCGCCAATTTGGTTAAATTGTCCGGCTGTTAAATTAGTACCAATAGAAGATGTTGGCAAAGAATTTAACCCAGTTGATGCAAGAGGAGAAGACGTGGCAGTATATGGCGTACCGTCAGCATTAACTGGAGTGCCATTATTATCACTGTAGCCAGTTGGGCTCAGCGATGAAGGATATACTGTAACTGCCATTATTTTTTCCTCTTCTTTTTCACTTTTCCGCCCTTCTTAGAGAAGATTGGATCCATCTGTGGTGCCGATTGCGGCGCCGGTGCACTAGCTACAGGGTTAATTGTATCTTGCGTAGTTGGTAAACCAACTAATGAAATTTCTTTACCGCCGGTAGTTCCGCCAACTAAATTGACTAAACCGGGGTTTGTGCCGGATGATGATGCTCCAGTTGTCAAACCACTCAATCCGCCTGTACCAGTTAAAGTTCCTGATCCGCCAGTTCCAACACCGATACCGCCAATTCCGATTCCTGTACCGCCCGCACCTGTTCCGGTACCTGCTACTGTGCCGGCTCCGTTACCAGTTCCAGCTACATTACTTGTTCCCGTTCCAACGTTGCTTCCTGCACCGCCCGGAATCGTAGCAGTTACATTAGATGGCGCGCCACCGGGAACTGTAGCTGTTGTTGGCGTTGTGCCACTTGTTGCGGCCGGTTGTTTTGTTGCCGCAATATTACTTAGGAAATCTTGCAACGTTGGGGTAACTGGAATTGCACTTACATCGCCATTAATTGCTGCAGCATATGCATCTGCTTCAGATTGTGTTAAACGACCTTCCAATACAGCAGTTTGAATTTCCTGCATTGTTGGTAATGTTCCAGCAGCTTTATCCGCAGCAATCTGTTCTTGGGTTATTGTATCAGTTGCTAAACCAGTTGCTGCTCCGGTTCCTGTTGTTTCCGTTGGTGTTAACGATGTTGCGCCGGCTGTACCTCCGGCTGTATCCGCAACAGGTATATCAAATTGCCCTGTATTTTTATTATACGCATATGTCGTTCCGGCAATTTGCTGAGTCGATGTTGTTGGTAACCCAACTCCCGGACCGGCAACAGGTGTATTTGCATTCGGTGTTAAACTTGCTTGATAACCTTGCGCCATAGCTAAGGCTTCTTGCGGAGTAAAATTCTTAGCAATTGCATCATTATAAATTTGAACAGCGTTTGGATCTGTTAATGTACTTGGTGCATTTACATTAGTTACTGCAGAACCCGGGCTTACCAATTGCTGCGTTGCTTCTACAATCTGCGCCAATTCATTATTGGTACCAGCTTTAACACTTTGAATATAAGTATTCTGAGCGTTACTGCCTAACATTGATGCGTTATTTGCTACATCCAAAGCCTGAGTATGATCTAAGCCTTGTGATGCCGCATTAAAGTAAGCAGCTTGCTGTGTTGGATCTAAACTATTAACCTGTGTTGCGGTTTGTAATGCTTGTGCAGGCGACATACCATTTGTTGTAATGTCGTTATAAAACGCTTTAGTTGCTGTTGCGCTCATATTTGCTAATTGTGGCGCAACCGTTACGGCATCTTGCGGGTTAATACCATTATCTAAAGCGTAAGTAAATGAATCTTGCGCAGGCTTATCCATCGTATTAACGCTAGTTGCAATCTGCAACGACGCTGTTGGGTCACCATTGGCAGCAAAATCTTTGTTAAAGCCCAATTGTGCTGCATCTGACATATTGCTTGTTTGCTGTACCGCGTCTTGCACTTTTGTTGTGTAATCACTAATTTGTGTTTGCGCTTGTGTCGCGGTCTGGTTTAACTGCGCGTTAGCATCTTGAATAGCTTGTGTTTGACCAGTATAATTTGTTGTTGCAGTTTGATATGTTTGATAATCAGTATTGTACTGATTACCTGCATTTGTAGCAGCAGTTTGTAAAGCTGTTAAATTGTTCGTATCATTACTTAACGTAGTCGTTAAAGTGTTAATTTGATCAGCTAAACTATTAGCTGTAGTTACATCATTAGCTGCTTTAGCGGCATTATACTGATCAACTAAACTAGTATAATTGTTGTAGTCGTTATTATAACTGGTATATGCTGTGTTATAAGCGTTATTTGCGCTAATTAAATTATTATACGAAGTCTGCGCCGTTGTGTATGCTGGCGTTACAGTATTTGTATAATAATCTTGTTGCTGTTTTTGCTGATCGTTAATGCCAGAAATAGTTTGGTTAACTTGAGTTGCAATATCCGAACCAGTTTTAGATAAATACTGGGATACGCCTTGCGCCAAATCTGTATTTTTTAATGACGAACCAATTTGACTTAAACTGGTGTTAACCAAACTACTAACAAACGTGGCACCAATGTTTTGACCAGCTACTGCAGAAGCGCTTGTAGCTCCGGCAATTTTACCAGCAATTGTAGAAACCGTTGAACCTAATCCAATATCTTGCGCACCAAGGTTTACACCACCACCAACAGCTGTACCAACACCAGTAGCTAAACCAGTTAATAATGAGCTATCAATATTACCAGTCATAACTAAACTTTTAGCTGCAGCACCAACTGCATTGCCCGCAGCACCAGCTAAAATTTGCTGTGTTGCGCTGTTCATTATGCCGTCTAATTCAGCGCCGTATGCGCCGGCATAAGCTGTTGCTAATACGGATGGTGCCACTCCAGCTGAGGCTGCTTGCGCCATACTATTGGCAACATCTGGTGCCAGATTATATGATTGCTGTAACGTATTAGCAATTTGATCTGGAGGAATGCCTTGAGCCACCATATTACTCGCATCTTGTGTCGCAATTGATGCAGTACTATCTGCAGCTGGGGCCAACAACGCGTCGCTAACACCGGATGCAATATTACCAGCAACATAAGACATTGCAGCACCCTCAGCTGCTTGAGTAATACTGCCGCCGTGTGCAATTGTATCTGCTGCAGATATTAATGGAAGCGCCCATGCTTGTCCTGTAGCTACCGCAGCAACTTGCGCAATCGTACCAATCGGGTCGCTTTCAACTTTTTGCACAACAGGTTTAATTGCGTTACCAATGTGCTCTACCGCACTTCCAACAGCACTGCCAACTTCTTGAACGACATTACCAATGTCTTTAATTCCACCAGTAATGGCATCACCAACATCAGTTGCTATTCCAGTAATTACTTGTACTACGCCGCCCATTATAGTCCACCTTTATCGTTTGGTTGCGCACGATCCGGTAAACCGCCTTTATGGGCATCTCCAAGATTTACAATAACAATATAATCACCGTCTTCTTTTTTCTGAATACGATAACCCATGTTAGGGAATGGCCGATGGCGTTTTACGTATTTAAAAATACTTAATAAAGACGGATCACTAAATTGGGTTACCAATGTTTTAAATCCCGCCATTCCAATTGCTTTAGTAAATACTAAAGAATTGTGCAGATAATTTGGAATGGTATCTGCATTAATAGCTCTAAACTGAGCAATTTTTCCGTCTGTAGGAGATTGATGAACCACAAAAATAGTATTGCCTTCGCGCATCATTAAGGCCTTCATTTGATACGCTTCTGCAGTAAGGCTCGCTTTAATCTGCTCGGCCGAATGCTTGCCCCCAAGTTCTTTGGCTGCTATCTTAATAATCTCGTCTTGCGAGAGCTTTTGATGTTTAGAATCGACAAAGGATGACATAGGGTTTTCTACATATATTAATGCAAAAAAAGGGCATTAATCGCCCTAAATCAATAACTTGGGCCGTTGATAATTAGTGTAAATTCGTTGGCCCAATCTTGCCAATTTTCAAAATGATCTGGGCTAGGAACAGGATATGGTTCAAAAGCGGCCATACTAGACATTTGCTGAGCAGCTGCTTTCCAGTTTTCTTCTGGCGCAAACATAACGTTTTGGCTGCCAAAATAAATAGCCATATTGCCGTTCCAATCTTCCCAGCTCATCATGTCTGGCACACATGGAAAAAACTGACCAACAGAAAGTCTTTTAGGGGCGCTCATCACCGTACTCGGCTGTAATAATCAATTTACCCATTTCGTAATTGCCGCCTAACGTATTTGATTCAAACTTTAATTGAATCAAACGATGTTCAACACGCAGGTCAATTTTACCGGTATCTGGGTTAAAGAAATAAGGCCCAGAATCTTGTTCGTCTAATTGCATAGAACCACTAGCAAATTTACGACCTAAAATAGTCATTGACATTTCACCAGACTGCAAGAAGTTTGGTTCAACGCGTCGTAAATGCATACGACGGTTAATACCAACTAAAGAATCGCCACCGGGTGTTCCAGAAATCCAGCTGATATCGCTAGTAGTAATACTAGAATAAACTGCGGTTTCGCCATTCAAAGCAATTTGATTTTGGCCGTACTCATGTTGCCACAAATTGTAACCGCCAGTAACATAGTAAACTGGCTGACCAACAACTGGTAACGGAGAAAAAGGTGTTGAAACTGTAACTAAAGTAACACCCGGTGGTTTAACCGTAGTGTTATAAATGTTTTGGGTATTTGTGATTTGGTAAGTCGGATATCCCGGAGAGTTATAAAAAGTTAAACTATCACCGGGACTAAATGTTGCTGTTTGGTCTCCAGCTAAATATAACTGATTTGAAGTTGGTGCTGGCAAACTAGCGGGATGCGCAATAACATCGAACGCTGTACCAAATATCGGATTGTAATTCCAATCTATCCAAATTGGATTAGGGAACAATTCTGTGGTATAGCCACAAGAGCGTTGTGCTCCTACAGCTTGTCCAGCATCATACCAAATCTTATCTTTAACGTTGTAGATAATTGCATCGGTACATTCTGTGGCTGTACCGCGGGGATAAAAGAACCAAATCTCATTGTAGCGGGGCACTTTAGTAGCCCATACTTTTTGACGCTGTTCGTAGTTGATGTTGTCGAAAAGGTAATTTACGTTCTTATCATTAGGCACTACCGTGACTTGGCCGTTATACGCATAGAAGCGATCGATACCCATCCACCAATAAACGCCGTCCATCTCAACCACTGCACTGGATGACATGATTGAGATTTGGCTAGAAACAATATCGTAATTCCAGTAAGTCGATGGCGTTGTAGCTGCTGCAGCGCCAGCTGGATTAAACGTAACACGAATTAAACTATCAGTTGCCCAGAACAAACCGGATGGTGAGTTAGTACCACCACGCATTGGCAAACCTTTTACAATCTTAGAACTGCCTACGTTAACTTGGTTTGCTAGAGGTCCGTTCCAATCATAAAAATTTTGATTCCCATAAGTACCATTAACATTATTGTTAGCGATAAACCCATGAGAGCCATACACAAAAATAAATGGATACAGGACACAGACACCTCCGTCAACAGAGATTGGTTTGTACGTTGGGAACTGTCCTTGACTATCTGACAATCCAGTAAATGACCAGCTATAATTGTTGCCGGGGGTGATTTGTCCAATCAATACTTGGCTAGCAACACCGCTATCAATATTAACTAAATCTTTGGCTGGGTGTGCAAGCACATAGAGTTGTCCGCCATATGGACTAAACTGCGCATCAAACTGCCAGTTGTTTAAGTAAGGACCGTTTACTGGGTCTGGTGTAAATACCGCATTGCTAGTTAAATAAACTGTATTAGCACTATTGGGAACTGTACCACCAGTAAGAGTTACTGTAGTAACATTTGAACCGTATGTTGCCGATGAAACCGTAAACGTTGTAGCGTTACTGGTTTGCTGAAATATAAGATGGCTAGTATTTGGAAACGTAGCTACAGCGTTACCGCTAATAGTAATCGTAGACGTTATTGAGTTGCTATTTGCAACAGGTACAAAAGCAGTACCGGGCAAAATAGTAACTGGGAATGGACCACTTCCGGTAGCAAAGGTTGTGCCGGTAGTAAAGACATCCAACTCTTTATAATTACCAGCAAAAATATAGTTAACGCCGTTGTATGGTTGTGCTACCATACCGCGATAGATACCCACCAAACTGGTAAAAATTGAGCGATAGCCCCCCATCTTTTTTGGAACACCGCGCTGAAAACGACACCATACACCGTCGGTGTACTCGTCGGTCTCAAAGTAAGTACCATCACGTTTAATCCCGGGCGGAACTGCTAGTGTATAGATCCGGGTAAACTGTGAGGTATCTTGCTGAACATTATCAGCTGCCATTTAGAACGTCCCGCCGCTAATTGATTTTGCGTTTAATGATGCAAGTACATTAACTGCCGGTGCAGAAGGATTTGATCCATCCATGTTTACAATCTCAGAACCGTTTGCAGTTAAACCCAAAACACCAGTACCAACTAAATACATACCGCTGGTTGTGTCGTTATTGAACGAATATGCTGGCAACGATTGTGTGCCATTAGACGCATAAAACAAACCAGTTGAAGAAGCTGTTAAAATATATAAATTTGTACCATCACTCAATACAGTGTAAATATTACCAGCTGATAAAATGATTGGTGTCTGTGAGCTACCTTGACATTGGAAAGTAATATTGTAACCCGTTTGATTGGTATTATTTACCAAAATATAAATCTGGGTAATAGCTGGCAATGTTACTGCTAGGTTTTGTGTACGAGTACCAGACTGCGCAATGTAGGTCTGGATAATTGGGGCATATGATGTTAAATTAAATGTGTTAGTAAGAATAGTATCCACATCATAAGTTGCTGAGTTAAATGTTACAGCAGATGGAGCAACCCAACCAACAGTAATAAAACCGCCCGCAGTGGCATCATAAAAAATAAATCCGGAATCGCCGGGATTAGCTACAATTTCGGTTGTGTTATTAATTACAGCTGGAACCGGTGGAATAATAGCAAGACTACCAGTACCGTTATTTCTAAAGCCAATATACCAACCATAGCTTAGTGTCTGTGGTGTTGGTAGATTAAATGTGCCAGCGCCGCCATTCCAAACAAAAGTTGCAGCACGGCTAGCGTCACTAATAACCGGTGTGGATGTTACATCAACGGTATTTTGCGAAGTAGCTAACTTACCGTTAACGGTAGTTAAACCAGCACCGGCTAATGTAGCCGCATCTGCATAAGATGTACCAGCTGCAAATGTGACGTTATTCCAAATACCACCGGGAGTTGTATTATCAGTAAGATAAAAATACTTGCTAATACCAACCGGTACGGAAACGGAGTTTGCGCCCGTATAGTCTTTAATTGTGAAAGTATTTGAGCCAAGGTTACGGAACAAAATGTCCGCGCCCACTGTGCCTTGGTCAGCTTCCGGTAAAGTAATGACAGCAGAATTGGCGTTAGCACTAGTACAAACGCAGTCAATAATCCTAGCAGCAGGAATTTCACCAGTTGCTTGATTAACAATAGCGGGCCAATAGAGGGGTGTAACTGAACCAAAAGAGAGCGCATAGTAAGATACATCCGTTGGAGTAACAACGGTGCCGGTAAATGGCGATGTGTAGACTGGAGTTGTCATATTTTAAGGTTCCTGAACCGTAGTATTGCGATCCACGCGGCGAGAATTGTCTTCTTTTTTGAGCGCTGCGAGTGCATCTGTATAGTAGCTTTTCCAAACTGGCAATTTATCAAGCGCTTTTAAATAGCCTTGAGCTTGTAATAAAGCGCCATACAACATTGCTTGCGGGGCAATTTGCGTCCACAAGTTTTGTTGATTGTTCTCATCTAAAGGTTGAATCTCTGCGTAATAAATAATTTCTACAGGATAATTTTGATCTGGCTTAGGAGCAAAGTTCCAGTTGCTGTAATCATAATCTGCATAATACAAAGGTTTGCTGTTTGAAGATTCAGCTAGATATTGTGATACATAATCTTGGCTACGCAACAAAACAGGCTCGCCATTAACTTTCATAGAAACGGTTTTACGCCAACGAGATGGTTTATTTAAAATAGTTTGATTTGTTGCTAAACTGGTTTCTACAACAATTAATTGCAAATAGGTTTTTAACTCGGCCGCGATTGATGATTCGGCTAACGCAATTAAGTTAGGAATCTGCGCAACAAAGTCCGCGTCATCGCGCTCCATGTAATCAATCACATTTTGTACGAGGCTGTTATAGGTCATTATTACTGACATGGCTTACCTTGTGTAGTAACTGATATTAGGTTGGAAGTAGATTGGTGACTTATCGCGATCCTCATCTTCAAACTCTTGGCGAGCTTGTAGTGCCAATTTTTCAAGATAGGTAATTCGGTTAATATCAATCTGTGGCAACTGCATAGCCAATTTGTGTGACAAGGCAGCTTGGATATAAGGAATGACGCGATCTGGCATATACAATTCGTTTGTCAACGAACCAACGTCTTGGGGTTGCAATTCCAGTATCATTTCGAATACTTGGAAGTTGTTGTTTGGTACTGGCCACAATGCCATCTGAGGTACGATCTGACGATCAAACCAATACTGCAATGTGCGTTGACTTGGAAATTGTTTGTTTGGCAAATCAAAGTAATCCGTACGGTTCAGACGAGCCATAGGGATAACTTGTTGGGATTGAGCAAACTGAATAGCGCGTAACGAATAGGTTGAGCTAGTGTTACGGTTTTGAAGGCGATAGTAATAAAACCCTTGTGTTGGGTTTACTTGGAAATACTGCCATTGAAAGTCGGACAATGTGACAGAATCAAATGATTGCCAAGTTGTCCAGTTGATACCATCATTACTGACTTGCAAATCAATTGCGTAAGTTGTTGTGGTATTTGGGGAGTAAGCATTAAACCCGATATAAAACAAACGGGTTTGTTGGTTATAAGCTGCGCCAAAATAGTTTTCAGACAGGGTGGTTGTTGCATGTAGCAACAAGTCCGGATTATTAGTCTGGTCAAACAAAGCTGGAACCGAACCATTATCGGCAGGCAAATAACCAGAAACAGCTGGGTTAGTAATATAAACCCAGTTGGCTTCTAACACATCCACGCAATTAGCGGGCATGGAAAGAAACTGCTGATTAGTTTGCGCGCCAATAATTTCAATCTTTTGCAACCAAATATTGATGCCGCGATTAACCGAGTTTTGCAAAATGTAAAACAAGGCTTGTTTGCCAGCATTAACTAACTCGGGCGTCATTTCTTCTGCAGTTCTACCTGCATCACGATATGCGTACGAAATTAATTGGTCGACATTGATTGATGTCTGGTTATAGGTTCCACTATAGGCCAAAATTATCTCCCGCGGCCAGCGGCTCGCTTAGTTACTTTTTGTGGCAGATTTGGTTTTGCTTTACCGGCCTTAACAAACTCTTTGCCAACTTTTTTAGGAATGCCAAGAGTAGATTTACCCTCAGCAGCCGCGTACATGGCGCCCATTTGAGCTTTTGACTTAATTGGCATATTAGCAAGCCTTTTTAACTTTACCACCACGCTTTTGAGCAGGCATAGCTGGTTGCATTGTTGGAGTAGCTTGCTGCTGTGGTTGTGGTGCAAATTGTGCTGGATTAGGCGCGCCAACACCGCTAACAGCAGCGTTCATTGGACTTAGGCCAGATAGTTTGCCGGAGATATAGTTCTTCAAACGACGGGCTGGACCGGCAATCATTTCGCGGGTAGCCATGTTGTCTTGACGATCTAACGCATCTTGAGCAGCATATGGGTCTTTTTCAAAGTTAGGCGCGCCGGTCGAATCACCGGCTGCAAACTTTTTTACTTCACCACCCTTCTTGTACTTATTTGGTCCACCTTTTGCGCCAGAAGCAGCAGCGGCCGTTTTAGGACCTTCGCTTACTTTTTTAGCTTTAGTAGAACCAGCTGGCATTTTGTTAGTTTTGCTAACATCGCTGCCTTTAAAAGCAGGCTTTTCAGACGCGCGTGAAGGAGCAGCAGCTTTAGCTGGCTTGATGTCTTTTGCTTTTTCGATGCTGTCTAAATCACCAGATTTTTTATTAGCACCATAAACACCAACTGCACCACCATCTTTATATTTACGAACAGAACCCATTTCTTTTTTGCTACGACCGCCTTTTTTGAGTTTAATCTCAGTTGGCTCTTTGTCGTGCTCAGCTTCGTCATGTTGCTTGAATGCTTTTTTGATGAGCTTCTTATCTTGCTCCATATCAGACTTGCTAACTTCGCCGCCTTTTTTCATCTTGCCGCCCCAGCACATCTTTTTAGTTTTGACTGCGCCGCCTTCTTTGAAGCATTGCATTTTGGGTAATTGTTTAAAGCCGTCCATGGTGATTTCCTATAGGTTGAATGGTTAATCGGATTGATCAGATCCTATTAATATTAATGCACAAAAACAACAAAATATGCCCTAAATTTCAGTTAAGAATAGGGCTCTTTCTTTTTGCCGACGAGCTTTTAAAACTGGCGGATTACTCCAATTCAAAAAAGCATCGGCAGCTTTGATGTAGTCTAACTGGTTAATATGTTGGACTACTTCAGACTTCTTAAAATGATCTGCCCCAATATTAAAGCATAGGCTGTATAGAGCGTCGTATTGGTTCTGGTTAAGGGGAGCCCTTACCGAATTCATTACGGCCTCGTCACACCACTTTAAATCGCTTTTAAACAGGTCTTCTACTTGCTGATCTGTTAGGGTAGCGTGCAATAGGTATTGCTCATCGGATTTAATGAGATGGCCCACTCCGATGGTCCATAAACCTTTTGAGTCTTTATAAGCCTGATTGCGCTTACCCTCAAAATGGGTAATAAAGTCAAATGTTGATTTAGTGATAGCCATGATCTGTTGTTCCACATTTTGCATTATTGGGGTGTTTTGAAGCACCCAAATAAGTGTGCACAACCAAATAGCTAAAAATAGCCTTCTATTCATGATAACTCCTTTGCAGTATATTAATGCAAATTTACTTGGCGTTTTCGAATGCCTGTAAATCTTTTAACTGCTGAGCTAC